ACGGCCGACCAGCACCGCGACGAAGCCAACCTTCAGCTGGAACACCTGCTCGGCGAGACGCTCGGCATGCTGCGCGCGGAAGCCCCCGAGGTGTACGACGCAGAGGGCAACCCGGTCACGCCGGACGACCGGGCGGTGAAGCTGCGCGCCGTGGACGAAGCGCGGCGACTGATCGAGTCCAAGCTCAAGCTGAACGGCGTGGCCGCACCGAAGTCCGAGGACACAGCGTCCAGTGCGGGTATCCGGATCATTTTTGAGGACAGGCCCGGTGCGTGAGTTCGTGGTCCGTGGGGCTGCGGCCGACCTGTTCCGGGACGAGGGGCCCGAGGTGGCCATCGTCGGGTCCTCAGGAACTGGCAAGACCGTGTCGGCCCTCATGAAGCTGCATGCCGATTGCATTCGGATCCCGGGTGTACAGGCGCTCATCGTCCGGCAGACGCACGCATCCCTGACCGCGTCCACGCTGGTGGCCTTCGAACAGTTCGTGGCCACGCAGGAAATCGCTTCCGAAGCGGTGAAGTGGTTCGGCGGTTCGGGCAGCAAGCCAGCCGGTTACCGGTACAAGAACGGCAGCATGGTCATGGTGGGTGGCATGGACAACCCGGGGAAGGTGCTGTCCATGTCCCTGGACCGGGTTCTGATCGACGAAGCCAACCAGGTATCAGTGACCGCGTACGAGACCCTGCTCACCCGTCTGCGCGGCAGCGCCCCGACGTACAAGCAGATCGTGACCGCCTGCAACCCGGACCACCCGGACCACTGGCTGAAGCAGCGTGCCGACTCAGCCGACAACAACATGCGCATGTACACCTCACGCCACCAGGACAACCCGTACCTCTGCAACCGGGACGGCACGTGGGCCGATGCAGGCATTGACTACCTCGGGTTCCTGGACAGCCTGACCGGCGTCAGGCGCATGCGATACCTGGAAGGAATCTGGGCCGCCGCCGAGGGACTGGTGTTCGACGCGTGGCGCGAGGACGTCAACGTCATCGGGCACAGCCAGGTGCCGGACGGATGCCGGATGTTCCTGTCCGTGGACTTCGGCTACAGCAACGCGTTCGTCTGCCAGTGGTGGATGGTGGACCCGGACGGACGCATGTACCTGACACGCGAGATACACCAGAAACAGGTACTCGTAGAGGACCACGCACGGCGGATCAAAGCGTTGCTCGAACAGAACCGTGAGACCGAGGGCATGCCGTTCGCGGTGGTCTGCGACCACGACGCCGAGGACCGGGCCACCCTCACCAAGCATCTGGGCCTGCCCACCGTGGCGGCCCGTAAAGGGGTCTCTCGCGGCGTGCAGCTGATGCAGTCCAGGATCCGGACCGCCGGTGACGGCAAGCCCCGCCTGTACGTCGTCAGGGGCTGCACGGCGGGACGGGACCTGGTGGCCGAAACGGCCAAGGTCCCGCGCGGCTTCCTGCAAGAGATCAGCGGCTACGTCTGGCAGACGGAACGCGGGGCCGATGGGATCCCGAAGGAATCACCGATGAAGAAACATGACCACGCGATGGATGCTGCCCGGTACGCGGTCGCGCACCTGGACTGGAACGAACCGTCACGCAAGCACAACCCGGCAGCCGCACGCCCGGCAGCAGCCGCACCGGTCAGCGCGTCGTGGTCCCGCCCCGTCGGCCGCTGACGATAAGCTGTACCCACAACGCAACCGCCACGAAAGAAGCCACCACATGGAACGCGTGTTCAACATCAGGACCGAGCCCCACCGGGCCGTGGTCGGGGACGTCACTCTGTTGCTGATCCCCGAGTGCAGCGGCAGTGACTTCCTGGACGCGTACAAGAACCTGCGCGACGTGCAGACCCGCGTCAACCGCAAGTCGTCCGGCGTCAAGGCAAGCAGTTCGAAGCACGCCAAGGACGCAGACATCGACGTTGCCGAACTGGCGGACCTGAGCCGGACCATGCGCGAGTTCGTGGCCAGCTTCCTGCTGCCCGAATCCGTGGCCCCGTTCGAGACGATGAACCTGCCAGACCGGATCCTGCTTCAGCTCATCGAGTTCGCAGCTGAGCTGTACGGCGGTGGCTCGGGAAACCCGGACGCCGATGGTGGCACGTCTACCGGCTAGCATCGGCCATCGGCGACAGTTGGGACGACTGGCTAGGCACGCTCGCGCTGGAAGGTGTCGACCCACGGGGCTGGGACCTGAACGTGATGCTGGCAGCCTTCGAGGCTTCCGTCAGACGTGGTGCCAAGGATGAGAGCGAGGCCAAGCGCACCATGGCCGCACTCGCTGCGGAACCACCTGACGTGCGCAGGGAACGCAAGGCTGCTGAACGGTCAGGCAAGGTCGCGCCCGGCGGGGGCGTCGGCATGACCGTGGACGACGCGGAAGCGATGCTGGCCAGGTTCGCTGCGGCCGACGCAGCCTTCGGATAGACCACACAGAGAGGCCCGGCAGCTGCCAGCTGCCGGGCCTCTCTGTGCTGCCTGCTACGACAGATCCGGGCAGATGATCCATTCGGGTCTGTTCAGTTCCTTATAACCCATGGTCCTCGTCACGGCCGTGAGCTGGATGTCCCAGTCATGGTCCGGAACGTTGCGGGGGTGCACGGTGAGGAACTTGCCCAGTTCGATTTCGATGCATCCGTCCGGCCGACTGATGCAGAGGAACAGCGCGTCTTGACAGTAATCACCTGCGGCCAGCCACCCGACGTCCGGTGCGATGTCATTCACAGCGCGGATCGTTTCGTCCAGAAGACCAGCCTCGGTCCCGAGGTGCTGTGCTGACCACTGGTCACGGGGAACGTGGACGCCGTAGAAGTGGTACACGCTGTAGTGATCGCCCATGGCGGTTACTTCCCCTTCCTGGGTTCGTAGCGGCCTACGACGATAAAGAAGCCGGGCCAGGACACCAGCCGCTTCACGCGGGGTTCCACGCGCGGCATCCGCACCTGCATCGCTTCGGGGTGCACCTCACCGCCGATACGCATCCAGTGGCCCGGGGTGAACGGGATGGGGATCCTCATGGCGGTCACTTCCTCGCCTTGGTCTTGGTCCTCTTCGGTGCCTTGTGGGTGTCCACATCCAAGCCCTGCTGGTCCGCCGCGCATCCGGCCTTGACCTCACTGTCGGGAACCAGTGGTCCGGTGATGCTGCCGTAGTGGTAGCGCTGGTCCTGGGTGTTGTAGTGCATCGGCTCAGCGTTGTCGCACGGGTCTGCGCAGCCTGTGAGCAGGACTGCGGACAGTGCTGCGGCTGCAACAGCCGTTGCGGTGATGCGCTTCATGGTTCCGTCCCATGTCGAGTGGTGTTGCAACAAGCATGCACCATGCTGGCGGTTACGTCAACGGATACCCTGGGACCGGCTGCTGTGCGTTAGGCCGGGCCCCCGCAACCGCCACGACCGGAAGGGGCTCAGGTGGCAACCGAGGACCTCGGCACCGGCACAGTCACGATCCAGATCTCGGACACTGCCGCAGATCAGTCCTTGGACAGGCTTGCCGACAAGATCGAACAGAGGCTCGACCGCGCCGCACGCCTGGCGGGACTGCGCATCGAACGACAGATCAAGGCAGCGATCCGCCGGATCAACCCGGCCACCATCGAAATCGACGCGGACCTCAGGCGGTTCTATGCCACGCTTCGGCAGAACGTCGGGACCCTTGCAGATATCGAGGTAGAGGTACCGGCGGTTCCCAAGGTCAACCGCGCCCAGTGGAAGCGGATGATCCAGGAAGCCGTGGCGGGGATCGAGATCCGGGTCAGGGTCGTCCCGGACGTCACCGGTTTCGACCGGGCGGTACGCGAGATCACCACACCCACCATCCGGGCGAACGTCGAAGCCAACGTGGACAACGACCGGCTGACCCGGTCCCTGTCCACGATCGGACGGCTCGCAGGGAAGACCCTCGGGGCGGTCGGCGGTTTCGCCAAGTTCGCCCTGGCGTTCGGCGCCATCGGCATCGCAGCGGCGGCAGCGGCCCAGGCCATCCTGGCGTTCAGTGCGGCGCTCGCGCCCACCGTCGGCATCCTCGCTGCGCTGCCAGCCGTCGTGCTGGGCTTCGTCGCGGCCAACATCGCGCTGAAACTGGCGCTGTCAGGTGTGTCGGACGCGTTCGGCGCGGCCCTGACCGGCGACGCGAAAGCTTTCGAGAAGTCGCTGGAAGGACTGTCGCCCAAGGCCAAGGCAGCCGCGCGTGAGATCAGGGCGCTGAAGCCAGCCTTCGACAACCTGAAGACCACCGTCCAGGATGCGTTCTTCACCCAGTTCGAGGGGCAGATCACCAGCACCGCGAAAGCCCTGTCGGGCCCGCTGAAAGCCGGTCTGACCGGCATCTCGACCGAGTTCGGCAAGACCGCGTCCGCAGCCCTCAGCTACCTTGAGAGCGCCAATGGCGTGTCCAACGTGACCGCAGTCCTGGGCGGGACACAGCAAGCTGTCGCCGGTCTTGCGGCCGGGACCAGCAAGCTGACGGAAGGTTTCCTGTCGATCGCAGCAGCGGTGTCCACGGCGTCCGGCCCCCGGCTGTCGTCCGGCATCACAGACCTGACCGAGACGTTCGGCGCCTTCCTGTCCCGCGCGGCAGCGTCCGGCGAAGCGGTCGCATGGGTGGACGGGGCACTTAACGCGTTCGCCCAACTCGGCTCACTCGTCGGGAACCTGGGCGGGATCCTGAGCGGTGTGATCTCTGCGGCCCAGGTTTCGACGGCCGGATTCCTCGGTAACCTCGTGGCCATCACGCAGTCCTTCGAAACCTTCGTCCAGTCGGCCCAGGGACAGACCGCGCTGGTGAACATCTTCACCACCCTGGGTACGGT